AAGGTAGCACCCCTTCCTCCCAAGCCCAAGCCTGTTATTGAGAGTAAAGCTAAGACAGGGGATGTTGCTAAAAAAGCTAGTACTGGCACCGGCGAGCGCGGCGAAGATGAACCCACTTTGTATTGGTCTCAGCCGGATGAGCATGGAGTTAGATACAGGACACGGAGAAAGCCAGGACAGCAATCTTACGAGGATGACTTCCGAAAAGGTGGTAAGCTTGGAAAGTCTAAAGGTTCCAAAAAGAAAATACCTGCGAGTGGTCTTGAGCTTCCTGTAACTGGAGGTAAGGCAAAGCCCAATAGTATGACAGACGATATCCCTCGTACTGCCAGATCAGGGGACTTTGTAGTTAATGCAAAAACTGTTGAATTGATGGGCGTTCCATTCTTCAGGAAGTTAATCCGCTCTGCCCTTTCGAAGGCATCTACCAAGGGCATGAAAGTATCAAAGACATCAGTATCCAAAAAGGAAGGTGTGGATATTATGGTGCAAAATGGAGAGATTCGTATTCCTCGTGAATTGGTTAAGATCATTGGTCTTAAGAAATTACGCGCATGGAATAACACAGGATTACGTGCTAGAGGTGAATCACCAATAGCAGCGTAAGAACATGCGGCCACCTGATTTATATCGGCACCGCTAATTACCAAATAGGGCTACCCAAAGTTCTCACTTTGGCCCCACTAGGAGGTGCGTAATGACTGACGCAGATATCGATAATGTAGAAAAAGGAGTACCTCAACCTACTCCATATCGAAACCCAAGCTATTTTATGGAACAAGCTTCTGAGCTTGAAGAAGAAGATCAGGATTCTCAAGATATTGACACCGATGAAGAGGTTGAAGCTTCAGAGGCTACTCAAGAAGATGAGGATAATTCTGGTTCTGATGAGGAGGAAACTTTCCTAGCTCGTAAAGACAAACCGCATAACTTCAAGAAGCGGTACGACGATCTTAAAACGCACTATGACAAGCGACTTGATCAGTGGAAATTGGAAAAGGGCAATTACGAAGAGCGCCTGAAAGTTGAGACGAGAAAATCCCAACTTAAACTTCCAAAGACTGAAGAGGAACTTGAAACTTTTAAGCAACAGTACCCAGATGTCTATGCAGTTGTTGAGACTGTCTCGCACATGCAAGCAGACGACAGAGTAAGGATTGTTGAGAATAAAATCGAAGACCTCAAGAAGCAGGAACATGAGCTAATCGTACAAAATGCTGAACAGGAACTTGTTACCCTTCAGCCAGATTTCCCAAGTCTTAAGGGAGATGAAAAATTTGTTACATGGTTAGCCGATCAACCTGAGAATATATCTGATGGGATATATAAAAATCGCACCGATGCACGGTGGGCAGCTAGGGTTATTGATCTATACAAAGCCGATACAGGAGTCAGAAAAAAATCTAAAACTAGGCGATCTGCGGCTGAAGCAGTTTCCAAAACTTCAAGAGGAGACCCACCTACAACAGACGCAGGTGAAATGAGTTTTAGAGCATCCGACATAGCGAAAATGAAATCTTGGGAATTTGAGCAACACGAAGCTGAAATTGACAAGGCTCATAGAGAAGGTCGGGTTATTCAGGACTTATAACAACAATATAAGGAGGCTGACATGGCTTTTCCAGCATCAGGCGGCTATACCAATTTACCTAATGGTAATTGGTCCCCCGTCATTTACAGCCAAAAAGTCCTTAAATTTTTCCGCACAGCTTCGGTGGCCGAGGATATTACGAACACCGATTATGCGGGTGAAATTGAGAGCTTTGGCGATACTGTCAAAATCATCGTTGAGCCGAACATTACTGTTAGCAGCTACACTCGTGGTTCAGTGGTAAGCCCACAAGACTTGCAGGATGATGTAATTTCAATGACCGTTGATCAGGCGAATGCGTTTGCCTTTAAGATTGATGACATTGAAGAGCGTCACTCTCATGTTAACTGGGAATCACTGGCTACTTCTGCCGGTGCTTATGCACTCAAGAACGAGTATGATCAGAACATTCTGACGTACATGGTAGCTAATGCTGGCACGACTGTCGGTTCGGATGGTTCGGGACAGGACGTAGGGCACACAGGCTCTGAAATTGATCCGTTGAATCTAATGGCTAACCACTCCAAGCGTCTTCATGCGAACGATGTTCCTGAAGAGAATCGCTTCTGGGTGGCAAGCCCTGAGTTCTACGAACAATTGCAGCAGTCTAGTTCTAAACTGATGGACGCATCTGTTACGGGCGACGGTAATACCGATCTCCGTAATGGTAAGGTCCATAATGGCAAAATTGCAGGTTTCACTTGTTACATGACCAACAATTTGCCAGCTAGTTCTACTAGTAACTATTACAAGGTTTTATCTGGTCATATGTCCGGTGTAGCAACTGCTAATCACATTGCTAAGACTGAACTTGTACGTGACACAGATAGCTTTGCGGACGTAGTTCGTGGTTTGCATGTTTTTGGTCGTAAGATTTTGCGTACCAAGGCTTTGCAGGTCGAACACGTTTTGATCGATTAAGAGGGAGATAAATCATGGCTACTTATGATCACACTACTGGTCAAGGTACGGCAGGACATCGCTCTCGTATGCGGTCAATGTACGTCCTTGAAAAGACTGTTGATATCTCTGCCGTTTGTTCGGCTGGAGGTGTCTCTGCGCTAACTGCTGATGATATCATTCAAGTGTTAGATATCCCAGCAGAAACTTACATACTCCATGCGGGTGTAGAAGTTATTACTGCATTCAATGGTACTTCCCCTGTTCTTGATGTTGACTTCGCGGCTGGGGATGACTTTGTAGACGGCCAAACGGCTGCTTCTACGGGTTATAAGGCTGCTGGTACCAATGGTCATGTAGACTATACCGCTGTTGCAACTTTTGCTAACAGGGTTACGGCTACTGACACCATTGATGTTAAGGTTGGTGCCGGTGCCAACGATGTTTCCACTGGCAAGGTCCGGGTATATGCAATTCTTATTGATATTTCCGGCGTAGATGAGACCGATTCACTCAAGGCTCAAACCTTGTAGCGTAATCACATTGGGTAGGGGAGGGAGAAATCTCTCCCCTTCTCCCAACATTATCTGGCTGCTTTTATAGGGCCTCCGTCTTGCTGAAAAGGAGAATATTATGAATACCGTGAATACGAGAGAACTAACAAAAGATATCCGTCATATGTTTAACAAAATGTCAGTTGGCTTTGACGAGTATTGGATGCCTACCACAGACAACATTGGGTATCCTCCATATAACCTTATTGAAGAATCTAAGAATGTATATAGAATTGAAATGGCAGTCGCAGGATTTGCAAAAGATTCTATTGAGATTTTTGAGGAAGACGCGAAACTAACTATTATTGGTAAGAATGCTGGAAAAGAAAATGAACCAGGAGATATGCTTCATAAAGGATTAGCACAACGAGCCTTCCGCCGTGAATTTACTCTTGCGCCTAATATAGAAGTGACAGAAGCTAAACTAGAAAATGGTGTTCTGATCCTGAAGTTCTTCAAAGAAGCTCACAAGAATAGAAAAGTAATAGACATAGCGTAATTAGAGGGGAACACAATGTTAAAGATACTCGTATTAAGTATACTGTTGTTTGGAATTACCACCGCATCTTATGCTGCTTGTGCCCCTTCTGATGAGGTTGATAAGTATCTTCTACTACAGTTTAAGGAAGAGAAGTCATGGGTTGGGATTACTGACACAGGTAATGATACGCAACAGATTACTATTTTGTACGAGAATCCTGAAACAGGAGGATGGACGATTGCTTTCAACAATGTAAGCACAGGCATAACCTGTGTTGTAGCAGGAGGACAATCTTCATCGTACCTTCTTAAAAGTAATAATGGTCCCAAACTGTGATGCACTACCTGACATTTAGTAATCTTTAATTATGAACGCTACGGGTATTAATAAGTATGCTTTAGTTATTCCTTTAGCTATTACTGTGTTTACAGCCGCAATAGCATGGGGCCAACTTCTCCAACAGAACGGTGAGCAGGACAGACGAATAAATAAGATAGAAATTGCCCTGACAGAAATATCGTCATTCACTGCACGACAGGAACGGATAGATGAGAGAACTGTCAATATGCAGCAAGAACAGAAGTATCAAAGAAAAATTCTTGAGAGCATTGTCGCATTTTTAGCAATATATAGAGAAGAGAATGAATAGAGGAATGTCTTAATGGATTATCTCACGATTTGTAATAGGGTTTTACATTCTCTAAACGAAGTCGAATTAACTGCTGCTAATTTCACCAGTAGCAAGGGAGTTCAGACAGCCGTTAAGGAGTTTGTAAATCGTTCCATTAACGATATCTATTCGGATGAGTTGGAATGGCCTTTCCTACATTCCGATGCGACACAAGTAACGACGGCAGGAACGGCGGAGTATGGCTTGCCAGCAGATTATCGTAATGTTGATTATGATTCGTTTGTGTTACGCCCCACACAGCTTGTAAGCACAAATGAATTTAGTTCTGATGCTAGTTGGTCACATTCGGGCGGATCAATTTCAGGTGGATCACTGGTTCTGACAGCAGGTACGTCTTCTCAGCAGACTATTACCTCATTCGTTAAGAACCGCACGTATAGGGTCACTCTGAGAATGACAGGGACAGGTACTCTGACCCTAAAGGTAGGCACATCTTCCGGTGGGACGCAGGTTACGAGTACTGCATTTACCGTAAGTAATCTTGGAGAAGGAAAGCTCCATTCCATGACATTCGTATCTACGGCATCAACTCTGTATGTCACCCTAGCAGGAAGTACAGCTACCGTTAATGTGGACTTCATAACGATAAACGAAGATGTACAGCCTCAGGCGCTTACATACATTACGTATGATGGATATATTAAAAATCACAAAGAGAATGACATTGCAAATAATCCAAGTAGCTATAATACTCCACAGTATGTGTACTCAACCCAAGACGGTAAGTTCGGTCTAACCCCCATACCAGATCGTGGAAATTATACAATTGTATATGAGTATTGGACTACGCATTCTGATCTCTCCACGAGTGGTAGCGAACCTGCTCTATACGTTAGATATCAAGATGCAATAGTAGCGAAAGCAGAATATTACGCACATCAGTTACGATCTAATCTTGATGCTGCTTCTATGAAGGATAAGGAATATAAAAGTAGGCTTCAGAGAATGAGAATTGATTTGATCAATAAACCAGAATATATGAGAACTCTATAAAGAATGGTCGGTGAACATCAAAAGGAATTTTCGAGACTGACAACTGTCGGACAACTTTTGGGGTCTACAGGTGCAATTACAGTGTACACATGCCCTGCCCATTTTGAAGCCGAAGTTCAATTGTTCCTAGTCAATAATCTCCATTCGAGTGTCGTTGATCTTACCGCTAAGGCGGTTATCTCTTCTACAGACATTCCCATAGTTACAACGTATAGTATGGCAGTGGATCAGATATTGGACGTTTTAAATTCCAGACCAATAGCGTTAAAGGCA